TACCTGCTATGGAAGTTGGAGCTTATGCTGAACAAGACGCAGCTTTAACTTTAGAACTTTGGCACAAATGTAAAAAGATAATTATTGAAGATAATCTTCAGGATATATTTAATTTAGAAACTGATCTTTTTCCTTGTCTGGTTGACATGAGATTTCGTGGGGTTCGAGTTGACGTTCAAAAAGCTCATACAGTGAAGCAAGACCTAGCATTACAAGAAGAGCTAATACTCCTAGAAATAAAAAAAGAAAGTAACCTAGATATTCAATTAATGGCAGCAAGAAGTATCGCAAAACTTTTTGACAAGCTTGGACTAGAATATTCCAGAACTGCGAAATCTGACGAACCATCATTTACTAAAAACTTTCTTGCTAATCATCCACATCCTCTGGTGCAGAAGATAGCACAAGCTAGAAAAATAAACAAGGTCAGGACAACTTTTATAGATTCTATTTTAAAGTATGAACACTGTGAAAGAATACATGCTGAAATAAATCAGATTAGATCTGATGATGGGGGTACAGTTACCGGACGATTTAGTTATGTAAATCCAAACTTACAACAGATACCAGCCAGGGATCCGGCAACAGGGCCTTTAATTAGAAGTTTATTTATACCTGAAGAAGGTATGAAGTGGGGTTGTTTTGATTACTCGCAACAGGAACCAAGGCTTGTTACAGAGTATGCATTACGATTTAAATTAGCATCTGTAAATCCAATTGCAGATTCATACGAAAACGATCCATCAACAGACTTTCATAGAATAGTTGCAGAGATGGCAGAGATACCAAGATCACAAGCTAAAACAATTAACTTAGGTTTATTTTATGGTATGGGTAAAGCAAAGTTACAAGCAGAGTTAGGTGTTACAAAAGAAAAGTCAGAAGAATTATTTAATAAGTATCACAACAAAGCACCATTCGTAAAACAACTGATGAACAAAGTAATGTCAGCTGCACAAGAAAAAGGTCAAATAAAAACTTTACTAGGTAGACGTTGTAGGTTTCCAAAGTATGAACCTGTACTACGTGGATCAGATTGGGGTACGTTTGTACCTGCAGAGGATCACGAAAGAATGTTAGAATTACAAGAGATG